CTCACCAGAAGCCCATACAACCTTGTCTGGAGCTTCGCTGGTGGGTATGTCCATGACAACCAAGTCAGAGACCTTCAGGGGGTATCTTTCGGCGTCTGAGAGTCTTGTATCTAGCATGAACTGTAGAGCAAATCCTGACCGTCCGTAGGATGCCTCTCGTTCTGCTAAATCATAGTCAGTGAAACGCTGGGGGTCTGTAGATTTTCCTAGTAGTTCTGCATCATCTGCAATCTCTTTTTTAATCTTAGGAGCTAGTTTGTTACCTAGAGAAACCAACTGGTCTTCATTAGGATATCTAGCAGGCCATATTCTTACACTATAACCACGATCAGGTAGTTTGTTATATAAGCTTTCTTGGTTCTGTGGTGTACCAAGATATATGATGCGTCCATTAGGTTTTAAGATAGCGTCAAATTCTTTCACAGCTTCAGAGAGTTTATCTCTCATGCCCTGTGTGGCTGAGTTGTTAGGTACTTCGATATCATCTGCAATCAATACGTCTGCGCGTGACCCTGCAAGCTGTCCTGTAACACCTACAGATTTTACTGATGGTGCGTGTGAAGCCGCCGCTAGGCCAACATCGAAGCTAATCTTAGACTGTCTTTGATCTGTCCTTGGTATAAGATGCTGTAATATTGGCATCTCGTTTATTAATCTAAGAGTAAATGTTGTGAAATCATCAGCACGGTTTTTAGATGCTGATACAACTAAGATATTAAGTTGAGGGTTCATATACAACAACCACACAACGTAGGCTGAAGTAATCCATGATTTCCCTACGCCCCTAAAGGCTTCTACAATGATACGCTTATCGCCATGTTGTATGTGTTTAGCTATATCATATTGAACTGGGGTAGGGTCGGGAAGGTTGAGGTGTTGCCAACAAACAAACAAGAATTTCCTAAAGTCACTTAAAGGGTCTTGTTTTACAGGAACACCCAACGAGGTTGTGGATGTAAACATATATTAATTAGGTCGCATTTCTGATAAATCTGCATCTTCATCGTTAAAGTCTGGTAGTGTCTTAACTAGGTCTGCTAGTGGGCTACCGTCCGCTGGAAGTGCATCTATATGGTTATCTTTTAGGAACTGACGGGCAACGTTAAGGTCTGCTGATTTTGCATCAGGGTCTTGTATACGTGCTAGTAAGTTCTCTGCTAAAGTTTTGTGTAGTAGTTCTAAGAGTTGTTTCTCAGTCACTTGGACACTCCTTTATATTTCTCAAAGCTTCTCATGCCACCAAGTCCTAGTAAGGCCATGACAAGGCTCATAAGTTGTTCGCTTTGTAGATGTGGTAGTTCTGCAGGTAATTCTGCATATGCGTTTATTAGGCTTGCGAATGGTAAGATTAAAAATTCATAAGCTAGGCCACACGCCGCTATCCAGCCGATAGCTGGTCGCCAACCAGCGACAAACACTGAACGATGTTTTGCACCCTCAATATTTGCCGCCGCTTGGAGAATGTGAGGCTGTTGCATCAAAGTCATTAACTTTAACTTGGCGGCCTCACGCTCTTCATCACTTGTAAATAATTCATCTAAACCAGAAGCAAGACCTTCGACGATACCGCCGAGAGGGTCTAGTTTCATGTTAGTTATTCCTATCTGCCATCTTCTCGACAGCATTACGAATTGCTTTAATGTTCTCGTCAATCCTAGCTGTTGCTATTGCTTGACTGTGGACGTTATCTTCTACTTCGCCTAGTCTCATAGTTACTGAGCTAATTGATTGTGTATTGCGGTCTATGTCGGACATCATCATCGATACCGTCCATACAATCGCCGCCGCTTGTGTAATAAGCCCTAATAGAAGTGTTGCTGGTACACTCTTTGATAAGTGCCAACCTTCTTGCGTCATTACTTATCTCCTTGATTTATTCAGCCGCCACCTCTTCGGTGGGTGCATCCATTTCTGTTTTTAGCATGGTTACAAATGCTTCCTTGCCTACCTTGAGTTGGTCTAGGTTAAACTCAGCAGAAGCAATCTTCTGACTTAAACTGTGAAGGTGGTTTATGATTACCTTCTGGTTGTCAGTTAGTTGGTCTTCAGTGTATTCTTTATTATCAATCGTAATAACCTTTTTATCTTCAGCCATTTTGATCTCCTTTATTTAAGTTAAAATTACCAAGGCATCCCAGTTGTGGATGTTGGGTTTGCAAGTTCAGCTATCTTAGCATCATTTGCCGCTTCAGTATCAGCTTTGTTTACTTGTTCGTGTACCCATTCTAATACTTTTGTTTCTGTTAAATCAGCGTAAGGAATAAAGTCAGAGTCCGATGGATTAGGCGTGTGACTTGTAGTTCCATATGCTGATACAGTGTTTGTTTCATCTGTGCTTTCGCAACGCCAGTGTGCTATTGTTACTCCATCATTAGATGTGTTTCGCTCTAGGTCAGCGATAGACCATATGTGTGTGTTTGGCATTTTTTTATCCTTATGCTGGTTTGTTTGGCCATATTACATCGTGAGGAAATCCTACTTGATCTGTAATATTTAATAATGCTTCTCTATAATCTGCCCACGCTTCTCTATCTGCGGATGTAAGTGCCGCCCAACGTAAAGCGTTACCAGCTATAGGGTCTACTTCCATTACTAATTTTTGGTTACGTTGCTCCCTAAGACCTGCCGCTAGTTCTGCATCTAGTTCTTCTTGAGTAGGTGCTACATAAGCCTCGAAATCTGAGCCTATAAGTTCAAGCAATACGCTGTTGTCTACAGTCATATCTGTATCATCAGGGCTTAGTGTGTAAGGTATCCAATCATATTCTGGATGGTTAATCTCTACATTAAATGCCGTATTTTCTGTGTTAAGCGATTGTGCGTTACGCACTTCTGTTATTGTTATTGTTGGCATAAACGCCTCCTATTGTTAAGATATTCTGACCCAAAGTGTTGGCGATTTTACACCAAACTGCGCACCTGTAGCCGTACCGCCCATGTTTCTCCATGTACCTGAAAGACCACAACTTGTTGAACCATTAAAATCTGTAGCTAATGGTCGTTGGTGATAAAAGCTATAGTAATCTGTTACAAGCGTATTACCTGCCGCAGTAGCTCCAGCCGCTATAGCTGTGCTGTTACTATTAGACGTAGCACCTACAGTATAAGTACCAACATCGCCACGGGTTGTACTACCGCCAACACCTGTTAGGTTAGAGCCATCGCCGTATAGACTTCCTGAGAAGTAGCCATTCTTAAATCTAGCACCATTTGTACCTAAACTTATAGAGTCATTTCTGCCATCACCAGCACTATGCACAGGTATAATCGAGTCAGATGAATCTAAGAACCTAATATTAGTGTCATGTTGACCAATACATAATTCATTGCCTTTTGTGAATATTTTACCTACAACTGTGCCGTCTTTGCGGAAGTCAACAATACTGCCGTCATTTGATAACCTGTTTACAGACATTACAGTTTGTCCGCTTCTTGAATGGACTGTATATCCACTGTCAAAGAGATTATGACCAGATTCTGAATTACTTGTATTCAATGCTGTAGAAGTCGTACCCACCAACAAGTTGCCTGATGAGTCTATGCGCATACGCTCTGTAGAACCACCAGTATCAAAAATTAAAGTTCCACTGCTTCTTACTCGGCCTGCACCTGTTGCCAATAAACTGAGGGTTGCTCCAGTAGTATTTTCTATTACTACTCCATTATCAGCAGACTTTTGTAGGTGTAATTGGTTGCTAGGGGAACTCGTCCCAATACCAACATTACCTGACGAGTCGATACGCATTTTTTCAGACGTAGCGTACCTAAATGATATGTGCTGATTAGTCCCAGCATCTATGGCAACAGGTTTTCCATATGAACCTTGGAGAACAATTTCAGTGCTGTTTGCATATAACTGACCAGTACCTTGTAAATCTAGTCGGCCAACAGAAGTACCATTAATAGTAAGGGATGTCTGATTTGAAAGTGCTACAGGAGAACTCGTCCCAATACCCACATTGCCTGATGAGTCTATGCGCATGGCTTCTGTGCCGTTAGGTCTAAACACAATAGGATTGTTGTCTGTGTGTAACAACAAGTCATTAGCTGCATAACTG